TCAATGCTGTCATAGTAGCAGCAGGACCCACACGTTGAGACAGTATCTTGGCAATGGCATTTAATTTCTTGTTATCTAACGACTGAATTGTTGAATACAAAGTCTGTATGTTGGTGGCAGAACTTTTGGCTTTGCTTTGAGTTCCAGGGCTAGCTTGCCCCTGATCTTGCCCCTGCGTTTGAGCTTGCTGTGCTGGAGCACCACCTTTGCCGGGCTGGGTATATTGACCTCCCATGCTCTTGGCCCACTGAACACTATAGTTTTGCCACTGACGATAGGCCTGGTCAGCCAATGCGGCTACCTTCTGATCTTGACGTCCTTGTTGATATCCTTGTTTAATATTTTTAAAAGGGCTGGCTATAAAACTGGCTACATTTTTTGCACCAGACACAGTTTTACCTGCTGCTCCACCAAGTCCAGATCCTACTGCTTCATCTAGTTGGTTAGGTTTTTTTTGGGTTAGTTCATAAATTTGCATCGGTTCGTCTCACTGTTCGGGTAAATTTGCCTGGATCACGCTGATTAATAGCATTGAGCAATTTGCGCTGTAAGTTTTGAGCATCTTCTGTGCTGTAACTTTCATCAATTTGCTCTAGCAAGCGTATGGCACTGGCAATAATGTTGGTGGCACGATTTTCAATAACATGGCGTTGATCACGCTCGATGTACATTGAGTCTAATTCTTCTAACAAGCTACGTGTTTTCTTTTGCATTTTGGGCCAGGACCTTTTTATTATTTATTAAATTTAGTCTAACAATTACTATTTAAAAATCTGACATTTTCTGCCAAATTTCTTCTCGGTCTGGGTCATATGCTTGCCAATTGTGCTGTTTAATGAGCATTTCTAGTTTATTGTAACGAGTTGCTTCAATCACAAGATTTAACTTTGGTGCAAGTACTTCTTTTACGTAATAAAAATGCAATAGCGGCGAGGGCTGAACTTCGTTCCCTCTAAATTCTCGTTGAACATGATGTGAACAAAACTGTTCCTCCTCAGCAGTAGAAATAAACAAATACTTGCAGTTGTGTCGTTGTAGATAATTTTCTACTAATATCTGTTGATTAACAAATCGCAAATTTTCTTGTTTATTCTGCACAAACAACTTGTGATATTCTTGTATTTTTTCGTTTTTACTAGCACTCGATAACCACCAAGTTCCGTGAGCTGAATCATATAAGTTAAAATAATAAACTGGATCAGCTTTAGCCCTTGAAAACCACTCTTCATCCTCAATTAATTTGTCAAATCTACCAGTCTGTGCCCATTGAAAAATTACTGTTTGGTTGGAAATATTATCTCCTTGTTCAATTAATAAATTGATTAGATATTCGTTTCCAGCACCAATACCGGTGTGTGCCGTTGTAGTATATTCTGGCGCTAGTGCTTGTAAGATTTGTGGCCACTCTGGCCAAATATGCCCATGTGCATACCCGTCACCAAAACAGTAGATGCTATTGATAGACATAATATTTTTTTAAATTAAATTCAGATTCGGCTTCGTAAAATCTCAAAAATGGATCGCTATTCCAAATATTGCTAGCATACAAAAACGAGTTAATTGATTTCCAACGGTCCATATGCTTATTAACTTCTGCTCCTTGAGTTAATTTTAAAAATTCAACCGAAGTTTCAACAATTTCAGAAAACTCAATGTTAATAATATTATTACCAGTAATAGGCATGTAAGGGCTGAGGTAGTTTTTAGCTGTTTCTTTTTCTTTATCAATACGAGCTTGTCCAGATACTTCGGCCCAAGGAGCTGAGTTAAAATAATAATGATAGTAAGCCCGAGTCCACCGATATAACTTGCTTCTAGAAGTAGTTGTGGTGACTATAATAACTTGGTTAAACAAAGTTAAATCTAATTTATCTGGCCAACAATGAGTGCCTATCCAATCAGAATTATTAAGATTTAACTTTTTTAAGTTATCTAATAGTAAGTCAACATCGTAATCAACAAATACAGAATCAGCATCACCAATTTTTCCTAACGAATGAGCAATAGAGTTTATCCCGCCGTGTGATCCAACTTCCGAAAATGTTTTATTTAATATGTCACACAATAGCCCGCCACAGGTATAGTGAGGGAAACAAATTAAATTCATGACTGTTTGATCTGTCCTAACAACTGTTTTAATTTTGCACTTTGCACATCAGCAGTAATTTTCCCATCTGTTTCTTGCTCAACTGTACCACCCGATGCTATTCCGTTAGTCAAGTTGCTTTTTGCTTTAATACTGTCAAGTAAATTACCTTTACCAAACGAGTTTACAGGGCCGGCTTCTTCGCCTGGATCTGTGATACGCATAGTTTCAATGTTGTAGTCCAAGTCAATCTTTTGCCCTACACCTGTACTACTACGACTTTTCATACATTGTATTTGATACTTGCCACGCTCACGCATGGCTCTACTTGTAAAGATACCAAACACGTTGTCGGCTGTGTTAATCTTTGAAATACCACCCGAAATATGGCTGTGATCGAATTCAATTTCTTCTACCGCACTACGATTCAACTGCGATGCTGTCACAAACAGCACATTAAGTTCTTTGGCCAAATTACGTAGTTCTTCTGAAACATACTTGTCTTTGACAAACAAGTCATTAGGACTAACTTTGGCACTGACCGGCATCAACAAATCTAAGTAGTCACACATGATAAAGTCTACCTTAATGCCGGTCTGTACCTGCACTTCTTTAATATAACTTCGAATGTCGTTGATGTTGCTTTGTGCTGGTAATGCTTTAATACGGTACTGCCCGGCTTTCTTACTGACCAACTTGACCTTGAGTTCAGTTTGATCAATATCCTTGCGAATTTCTTTTGTACTCATTCCTGCCAACATGGCATCAGTTCTCAAAGCACACAGTTCTTCCGAGAGTTCTAAACTAATATACACACCGCTAAGTCCTGCCTGCAACCAGCTCAATGCTATGTTCATCATAACAAGCGATTTACCCGAGCCAGAGCCACCGGCAAAAATGTTCAGCTCGCCTCTGCTAAATCCGCCATACAAGATCTTGTCCATCTGCGGCCAACCTGTTGAAACTTGTCCGCCGCTATTAAAATACTTGTTGATACGAGCCTGTGGATCTGCAAAATAATCTGTGCCCATGTCCTTAGTCAAGCTGATCTGAACTGCATCTTTGATCAACTTTTCCACAGGATCATACTCGCCCTTTTCCAGCAAGTCTGCTGATTTTAAAATTGCACGTTCTAGTTCTTGCCTACGAGTAAATCCTTCGAACTCATTCATAAACCACTCAAAGTGGCCTTCATTTAGTTCGGGTACATGGGTTAGTTTAACCCCAGTTGCGGCAGCCACTTGTTCTGGCGCTGGTAGTGTTTTGTGTTGATTGCTATGTTCAGCAATAAACTCAGCCGCTGGGCGTAGACTTCTATCAAAGTTTTCGGGGTTGTAAATATTCTGCACACGCACATATGATTCTGCGTCTTGCAACATCATTTCTAAGAATAGTTTTTGGACATCAAGCCCGTAGTCTTTTAACAAGTTGTTTTTTCCTTAGTTCTATTTTAATTTTACTGGTTTCTTTGGCCTGCATTATAATTAGCAAAGTTCCAAGTCTGCCCAAACGAATTACTGCATCGTTTACATCCTTAACACCCTCGGGCCATTCAGGCATGCTAACAGCCCATCCTAGTTCTACTGCACGATCCACTAACTTCATGCCTGCTTCGTCTTGATCTGGAACTACAACCACATCTCGACCTAAACTACGTATTAGTCTAACCTGTGCATCATTAATTTCTGCGTGTAACACCGCCAAGCCATTAATGCTTAACGCATCAAACACACCCTCAACTACAATTACTGATTGCCAGTTTGCGCCTTGTAAGTCTGTGCCAAAAACATAGCCGTGTTGTATGTCTTGGATGTAGCGTGGAGTTCGGTCATCTAAAAATCTTGTAGTGTGCCCTACCACTTGATTATTGTGTGTAAACGGAATCACTACACCGCGTCTTGGCATTGTTTTATACAAAAACGGGTAATCCAACGGAACACATCTCTTTTGTAAATATTCTTTAGCAAGATCATTTAACTCTTGTGTTTCTGCCGGCAGGTCCTTGTCTTCAAATTCAATTGACTGTAATTTTTGTATTACTGCTTGACGTTCACCCAACAAACCTTCTATACTCTTGTGCTTAAGGCTTTCAAGATTAATGCGTTCAATTTCTTCTGTGGGCACATTCATCCACTCTAGTAACCGACGAGCTTTGAATGTTAGATTACGACCCAGAACAAAACTGGCAGTATAGCCACAGTTGAAACAATGATACGACCATGATCCATCTGGACTGGGCTTAATACCGCCACGCTGTCGTTTGTCTTGTGTGTCGCCGCGATGGATGCAACAGGGTGCATTAAAACTAATCCAACCAGAACTTGTTTGTTTTCGTTTACCAGGCAAAAAGGAGACCACATCAATCATACTATATTATAGCAGATTGTCCGGGCAAAATCAATGATGTTTGGTATTATCGGTAGAGTAGATCAACTACATAACCGGTGCTGATTACCACTGCAGCACCAGTTTCACTTGGATTGGTTGGATATAACCCTATGCCAAATCCTGCATTAGGCAGATACCAATAACCCGATCCGCCATTGGTTACTGTGATACCTGTAACCACTCCGCCCGATACAGTTGCTTCAGCTGTGGCGCCTGCGCCATCACCGATGATATTGATCTTTGGAGGAGCTAGATAGCCTGAGCCGCCATTGGTTACTGTAATGCTGGTAACCACCCCGTTAGATGTGGTGGCATAAGCTATGGCTGGAATGCCAGGTTGGTCTGGTACAGCAAAAATACTGTTATTAAAGCAGACTCGCAACAGCGGATGCCAACCCACAATGTTCATATGGATAGTGCCAGTTTTGTTGTAATAGGTGGTCGATTCGGTCACATTGTACCAAATGCTTTCATAATTTTCTGCAGCCTGTGCTTTGATAGTTCCAGTGTAAC